CTGCAATCCAGGGACAATACCAATGGCTGTTGAAACCTCTCCATTTTCTTAACCAAGAGTTTGGCTCGCTCAGTTGGATTCAAGCCTTTAACAATAACTCTTGACTTAAGCCAGAACTTCTTTGTGTACAACTGGTGCTCGAGGGGTTTCAGATATTTACCCACTTCGAGCACATATCGTTTTGATCGATACGATATCATACGGGGGTCAGGGTTATCCTTCTCGATCATATTGATGCGTTCGCACTTTACAAAGCATTTGACACGTGCGTCAAACGCATTAATTGGGTCAGCCTCAAGCGATTTGGCTGCTTGTAAGTAGCCTTTACGCTTGGGCCCAGTATATGGCTCAATAAATTCCTCATTAGTTATGGGGACAACTGGCTGCATATACTTCAACATGGACTTCATAGTGCGTCGCAAAGATATGATCGCTGAGGGAGTGGGTTTGGGCACTTTGCCCAATACCCGATTACACACAGATATGTACTCATTACAAATACAATCAGCGTGTACAAATGGGGTGGATATTGACATTATGGGCGGTTGCAACCGCCACATCATACGAATAGAGTCGTGGTTAATCATAGGGGTCCCTTGGATGGAGCAATTGCGATCCAGTTCTTCAAGCTGTTTTGGATATGCGCAATGTGCTAGGACCTCTACAGCACAACCCTATTTATCGGCTACTTTGCGAACGCCCCATCCATCTTTATACATCTGGATGTAGCGTTGCGCAACATGATACCCGGTGTATGCGCCGAGGGCCAATCTCGCAATATTAGCTGGAGCAGCGCTTGATGTCATAGTAGCAGCTAGCTTACCAGCAGTGTAGCAAGTTGATCCCAAAAATACACCGGCATCGACTGCGATGGCAGTACCTTTAGCAACAGTGAGCAACTTCTGCTTAAGATCTGGATTAAGCTTGACGTTGCCACCGGCTATCTCCTGCGCATCATCATAAAGCTCGGATGTTGAGCACTCGCCAACAATCTCCTGATATTGAATCTCAGCAGGAGTTAAATATTGGCAAGCCGCAACCACATCAGAGGCTAGCTTATAAGCGATGTGATCGTCGGTGATGTTGTTCTGCATACACCAAGCGATACACTTCGCCATAAGCGCTCGCGACATTTGTGTGGTGCGCCGAGCTAGAAAAACGTGTTTGCAGCCATAAGCATATAATCTGGCATGCACACGTATAACTACAGGGCTCAATAATGATCGTTTACGGACAAACTCAAGGTCCAACCAGTCGGCAGTTGGATAATCTTGTAGATCTTCATTGTCCAGCCCTGCAAAAAGGCACCGGTTAGGCCAAAATCGATATCTCCTAACATGGCCACCGGCCCTTACACCACGTATCCCATATGCCACAAAGGTGCCATCATCAGTTTGGCACCCAGCGGCATTCGCTTGGGGAACAACCCGGGCTT